CCACGAGGAGCGGTGGGAGCATTGGCTGTGGCAGCACGCCCCCGAGATCAGCGACGAGCCCGAGATGGGCCTCGACCACTGGCTCCACCTGGGCCGGCACGGGATCGAGCTCGTGAAGGACCAGCGCCCGATCATGGCTGGGAAGCTGCCGATCCTCCACGGGCACGAAAAAGGCAAGGGGATAAGCGCCCCGGTCAACCAGGCCCGCGGGGCGTTCCTGCGGCTCCACCACACCGTCCTGGAGGGCCACGGCCACCGCACGAGCGGCCACTGCGAGCCCGACATGTTCGGCGCCGAGGTCTTCTGCTGGTCGACGGGCTGTCTCTGCGACCTCCGTCCGGAGTACGCCAGGATCAACAAGTGGAACCACGGCTTTGCGGTCGCGACGATCCACGCGGACGGCTCGTTCGACGTGGCGAACCAGCGGATCACCGCCGACGGCAAGGTCCGCAGCTCATGAGGCCCGCCGTCTGGCTCACGCCCGAGCAGCTCGACAAGGCGGAGCACGAGGCCCGGCGGTTCTCGGGCGCCTGGACTGGGACGAGCGGGTCCCTAGCCTCGTGGCTCGTCCATGTGATCCGCATGGTCCGCTACCTCGAGGAGCAACCCGTGGCCGTCCTGCCCGAGACCATCGCCGAGCAGCTGCTCGACATCGCCAGCCGCACGATCCGCCAGCGCCGCACGACCTACGGTCCGCCGGCCGAGCACTTCGCGAAGACGGTCGCGGCGGTAAACGCGATCTTCGGCCACAAGCTCCGCGAGCCGCTGACGGTGGCCGACTGGGCCCAGATCATGATCCTCGACAAGCTCGCCCGCCACCAAGGCGCCGCGAAGAGCGCCGACACGCCGATCGACCTCGCCGGCTACGCGGCCTGTCTCGCGGAGGTCGAGGCCGCGGAGCTGCCGCCATGTTCGACCGCGTCGTCGTGATCAACCTCGCCCGCCGGCCCGACCGGCTGGCGGCGTTCTACGAGCGGCTCGCCGGCCGGCTCGACGCCCTGCCCTACCCGGCCGTCGACGGTCAGGACGATACGCCGCCGGCCTGGTGGAAGACCACGCCCGGGGCGTGGGGCTGCTACAGGTCACACGCCGCCGTGATCGACGAGGCGATCGGCCACGGCGTGGAGCGGCTGCTCATCCTCGAGGACGACGCCACGTTCGTCCCGGACTTCTGCGACCGGCTCGCGGCCCTCGAGGTCCCGGCCGACTGCGGCCAGCTCTACCTCGGCGGCCAGCACCTCGCGAAGGCCGAGCCGGGCCCGCCTGGGCTCCTCCGCGGGCGGAACGTCAACCGGACCCACGCCTACGCCGTGTTCGGCCGGGCGGCCCTGGAGACGCTCCAGGCCCACCTGCGGCCCGACCCGGCCCTGTGGACCGCCCGCCACCACGTCGACCACCACTACGGGATCCTCCACCGCGAGCGGCGGATCGGCTGCTACGCGGCCTCGCCGTGGATGTGCGGCCAGGCCGAGGGCCTGTCGGATGTCGACGGCCGCCGCCGCCCCGGGAGGATGTGGGCATGACCTCATGGGACTTCTTCGACACGCTCATAGGCCGGGCCTGCGGGCACGAGCCCTGGCGGCTGTTCGAGGCCGTCGGCGGGGCGGCCTACGTCCCGATCCGCCAGGAGGCCGAGCGGCGGAGCGACAAGACCTGGGGCGGGATCTTCGCCAAGGTCCGCGAGCTGACAGGCTGGGACGCGGGCCGGGTCGACGCCCTGGCCCGCGACGAGTGGGCGGCCGAGCTGCGGGGCGCGTTCGCGATCGCGGACAACGTCGCGCGGGTCCGGCCCGGGGACCGGATCGTGAGCGACACCTACTTCTCCACGCTCCAGGTCCGCGAGCTGGCCGACCGGATCGGCATCCCGCGGACGGTCGACATCGTCACGGCCTGGGACGCGAAATGGACGGGCCGCTGGTGGCGGTCCGAGCAGGCCCGACAGGCGGACCTCCACGTCGGGGACAACCGGCGGAGCGACTGGGAGCAGCCGCGGGCCGCGGGCCTGCGGGCCGAATGGTACACAGGCGGCAGGCTGACGCCGGCCGAGCAGGCCTGGGAGAAGGCGGGCCTGTGGGAGATCGCGGCGGCAGCCCGGGCCGCACGGCTCCAGAATCCGCACCCGGCCGGATCGGACGAGGCCGCGTGGTGGGACGGCGCCGCGGCGGCGAACGTGCCGTTTCTGCTCACGGCCGCGGCCCTGGTCCACGACTACGCCGCGATCGCCCAGCCGGAGCGGATCGCTTTCGTCTCGCGCGACGCCCTGCTCCTCGGCGGCGTCTACCACGCGATCTACGGCGGCCAGGTCGTGTCGTTTCACGCCAGCCGCGAGACCCTCCGCCGGCCGAGCTCGTCGTTCTTGACATACGTCAAGCGGCTCGCCCCGGGGACGCTGTTCGTCGACCTCCACGGCACCGGGAAGACCGTCCGCGAGTTCTCCCGGGCGACGGGGATCGACCTGGCCTACGTCTTCGTCTGCGGCCAGCGGCGGCTGGCGGCCCACGCCCCGGCCCTGGCGACGCTCCGCGGGATCGGCACCGGGACGGCCGTCGAGGTGATCAACTACCACAACGAAGGCCGGGTCGTGGATGTCGTCGACGGGCGGACGGTCCGGGCGGACCTCGAGTACGACTCGCGGATCGTGAACGTCCACCGGGCGGCGACGCTGGCAGGGGCGACGCTCTGCTGCCGGCGGCCGCGGGGCGTCACGCCCGAGCACCTCGCGACGGCGGCAGAGGTGGTGCAGCGGATGGTCCCGCGGGAGCTGCTGCGGCAGCACCAGGTCGAGCACCGCGGAGGGCAGCCAGGAGCAGCTCGCGAGGGGCAGGCGTCACCCGGCCGATGATGGTCGGGTCCCCGTAGGACTGCTCGAACACGCGGCGGGTGTTGCCTAGGTGGAGGTGGCCCGAGCCCGGGAGTTGCATCTCGACATCGGTCCCGGACCCGCGGCGGATCCACTTCCAGGTCCCGGCCCTGATCCCGGCCTTCTGGACGATCAGGGAGAACTGGTCCCGAAACGTCTCGCCGCTGGCCGGCCACGGGCAGACCAGGTCCCGCGGGCAGGCCGCGAGCGTGGCCCGCAGGGCGTCGAGCGTGGTCGGCGACAGCCGGAAGGTCGACACCTTGGCGGTCTTGCTCTGGGTCAGCGACACCGTACCGTCCGGACCGATCTGGTCGACCCGCAGGGCCACCAGATCGCCCCAGCGGAGGCCGGAGTCCCAGGCGACACGGACCGCCAGGTCCCACCACGCCGCCCGCCGCAGGCCGCAGCGGTGGCGGCGGGGGATGCCCGCCACGGTGACGAGCAGGGCCTCGACCTCGGCCTTCGTCCAGGCCGTCGGCACGAGCTGCGGGACGCGGACCCTGCGGACGCGACGGGCTGTCGGCTCGCCGGCCAGCCCGTCGTCGGCCGCCGCCCGCCACAGGGCGAGGAGCATCGCCTTCTTCCCGCGGACGGTGTGCGGCTTGACAGTGGCCGAGTAGTCGCGGAGCCACTCGGAGACGCTCCGCTCGTCGAGCTCGTCGAGGCGGACGGGCCGCCCGGCCCAGCGTTCGACCAGGTCGGCGACGATCACATACTGGCGGAGTGTCCCCGGCTTCACGTCGCGGAGGAGCGAATACCCGTGGCGGGCGTATTCCCCCAGGGTGTCGGGGCCTGATCGGCGGAACATGGCGGAGCCTCGGGCGTACCGCCATAGGGGAGTCCTGTCCCCTCTGGACGGCGAGGTCGTGCGCCAGTGTCCTGCCCGACGGAGTTCCGTCAAACGCCCCGCACAACCGGACGCCAGGCGTCCAACGGTGCCGCCCTTCGGTCCCTGTAGAGCATCGGTCTACGGAACCGAAGGTTGAAGGTTCGAGCCCTTCCGGGTGTAGTTTGGCCCTCGTCGAACCATAGGGATCGGCGAGGGCCGGAGGCAAACCGGCCGCCTTGATTGGCCGGGGGTCACGCATAGCATCGGAGGCTATGGGCATGATCACCGATAAGACCGGCCGCAACCTGTGCACGACCACCGAAGCCGCCCGCGAGTACGGCTGCGGACCGTCGTACATCCGGACGCTCGCGTCGAAGGGCGTCCTGTGGTCGAAGGTGGAATCCCCGCGGATCGTGTTCTACGATCTCGACCAGGTGAAGCGCGTCGCCAAGGAGAACCGGCAGACGCGAAAGAAACGCGGCGGGCGTCCACCGAGGGGCAACCGCGCCGCC